CATATACAAAAGATGACTTAGATGATCTAAAATCAAAATTAAAATCTGCTGAACAGAGTGCTATTGCCTGTGATGAAAGTAATTATCATAAAGACTACTACTCAAACGCACCTGAGAGACAGGCAAAAAGATATAAAAAACTTATAGGCTTAGTTGAAGCAGGTTTAAAAGTACAGAAGTATGAGAATGGGTTAGTTTTAGTGAATGATAAGTACATAGTAGCATTATTAAACAATAATTGGAGAGTAATACATAAGAACAAATGGTATATGCATAAAAATGACTTGACTCATTTTATAGATACTTATATATTGTCCAACAAATTACATAAGGAGTATAAACGATGAAACTAACACTAGATGTAGAAAATACAGTAACCAAACGAGGTGGCAAGATGCACCTTGATCCATTTGAATCTACTAATAAATTAGTAATGGTAGGTTGTTTAACAGATACAGGAGAAGAGTATTTGTTTAGAGATAACTTTGATGGTGTGCAAGAGTTATTAGACAAGGCTACTATTCTTATTGGACACAACATATCTTATGACCTGATGTGGTTATGGGAATGTGGCTTTAAATATGAGGGTTCTGTCTTTGATACTATGTTAGCTGAGTACATAATACAGAGAGGTATAAAGCAACCCCTATCACTTGAAGCCTGTGCTGAGAGGTATGACTTAGACACAAAGAAACAGGATACATTAAAGGAGTACTTTAAACAAGATATAGGAGTAGATGAAATACCACCTGAAGAATTATCAGAATATCTGTCTGCTGACTTACATGCTACTCAACAATTATCTGATACTCTTTATAAAAAATTAAATACTATAGAATATAGCAAGCTTATGGATTCGGTATTATTGACTAATAAGGTATCAATTATACTTGCAAAGATATACAAGAGAGGTTTTTCTGTTGACAAATCTAAATTAGATCAGGTTCGCACAGAGTTTGAGAAAGAGAAACAGGAGACAGAGAAAAGACTACAGGCACAAGTATCAGAGTTAATGGGAGATACATCTATTAATTTAAACAGTCCTGAACAGATGTCTTGGGTTATCTATAGTAGAAAGCCTAAAGAGAAGGCTACGTGGATGAATAACTTTACTCCTTATATGAATAAGGCAGACTTTATGTACAACTTAGATATAAACTCTGATATAGTGTATAGAACTACAGCAGTTACGTGCAAAGAATGTTATGGTACAGGTCATCTTAAAAAGATAAAGAAAGATGGTAGTCCTTATCTTAAACAACCTAAGTGTCCTGCATGCGAGGGTAGTGGTTATTTGTTTAAACCTACAAATAAAATAGCAGGATTTAAATTTAACCCACCTACTTCCAAGTGGGTGACTGCCAATGGTTTTAGTGTTAATAAAAATATGTTGGCTACATTACAGACATCAGCTAAGAGAACTAATAATACAAAAGCATTACAATTCTTAACTGATCTGCAAAGAGTATCAGCTTTGGATACATACTTATCATCTTTTGTAGAGGGTATAAATATATATTTAAAACCTGATAGCAAACTGCATGTAAGGCTATTACAGCATCGTACTTCTACAGGAAGATTTAGTGGTGCAGAACCAAACATGCAGAATATGCCTAGAGGTGGTACTTTCCCTGTTAAGAAAGTATTTGTTTCACGATGGCAGGGTGGTAAGATACTTGAAGCTGACTTTGCACAGTTAGAGTTTCGTACTGCAGCTTATTTATCACAAGACAAAACAGCAATGAAGGAGATTGAAGATGGATTTGACGTACATAGCTATACAGCTAAGATTATTACTGAATCAGGGCAGAAAACTTCTAGGCAAGAAGCAAAAGCTCATACCTTTGCACCCCTCTACGGAGCAACAGGATTTGGGAGAACGTCTGCTGAAGCAAAATATTATGAACAGTTCACAGAAAAGTACAAAGGAATCAAGTTATGGCACTCCAGATTGGCTAAAGAAGCTTTAGAGTCTCGTATGATAACTACACCATCAGGTAGACAGTTTTCATTTCCTGACGTAGAAAGAAGAAGAAATGGTAGTGTGAGTCACTTTACACAGATAAAGAATTATCCTGTACAGTCATTCGCTACTGCTGATATAGTGCCATTAGTATTGGTGCATATGGATGAAATGTTAGCTAGATACAAGTCATGTATAGTAAACTCTGTACACGATTCTGTAGTAATTGATATTCACCCTGAAGAAGTACAACAAGTGTTGTATTTAATAAAACAACTCAATAGTAATCTTACTAATATTATTGAGAAACAATTTAGAATTGAGTTCAATGTTCCTTTATTATTAGAAGCAAAAATAGGTGATAATTGGCTTGACACTAAAGATGTTGCGTGATATAACTATGAAACTTAATAAATAGAAAGGAAAATATATGACAGAACTAGTAAGTATAAACACTGATAATTATGCCGCTATGGCGAAAGCTATGGGTTTATCAGGAGAGTCAGGCAGTTCCCCTAAGAAGAGTAATAACTTAAATAGATTAAGAATATGGCACTCTCCTTTAATGGGGATGGAAGAGGTCAATGGAAAGACCAAGAAGACTGAGGTAGTAGAAGGTGGAGCATATCGCTTAGAAGTTATTGATGGCGATAAGTCAACTTTTTATTATGCAAAGGAAATGTCGGTTAGACCTTTTATACAAAGATTTATGTATAGAAGATACCTAGCTAATTCCAATGCAAAGCAGGGCGAGCCAAAGGGTACATACCATAGAACTATTATGGCAGATACTCTTAATATAGACTTAAAGGATAACACAGGTAAGTTTAATTGTGGTAAGCCTACAGGATATATAAAAGACTTTAAGGCTCTACCGTCTGACATGCAGGACTTGATTAGACAAATTAAAAGAGTTAGAGTTGTCTTTGGTACAGTTAAGCTTACAAATCCTGTAGATGCAAACGGTAATGATGTTACCTTAGAAGAAGTACCTTTCATATGGGAGATTGATAATAAGGATGCCTACAAAACTGTAGGAGAACAATTTACTCTTTTTTCCAAAAAAGAGAGACTACCTCTACAACACAGAATTGATTTTTCTGAAACTATAGAGAATCCTCTACCTAATGGAAGTAGCTTCTACACTCCTGATGCTAGTGTAGATATAACGAAGTCCTACGAAATAAAAGAAGAAGAGCATAAGACATTCTCTGATTTTATGGATTGGATTAAAAACTACAATGATTACATATATAAAGAGTTTGACGAGAAAGCTTATGCTAGTCAGAAAGAATCAACTGAAGATGAGATTGAAACTGTCGATCAATTTATAGATGTAGAACTAGAAGAAGGAGTATCCTAATGACACACCCTGCTGAACTGCTTGTGCATCAATATATGTCTGATGCTGTAAATGGAAAGTCTACTATGTCAGAAGAAGTTATTGAACAGGTAGGTAACGATGTAAAAGATGCACTTAGAAAGCAGTTTGGTGGGGGAGTCAAACGTGGTGACTTCAGACTACGTATGTCAAACTTGGGAAGACCCACTTGCCAACTGTGGTTTGAGAAAAATAAACCTGAAACTGCTTCTGCTAAACCTAATAATTTTATGATGAACATGATGTTAGGAGATATAGTTGAAGCAGTGTTCAAGGGTTTACTAAAAGGTGCAGGAGTTAAGTATGAAGAACCTGAACATGTATCATTAGACGTTGATGGTACAAATATATCAGGCACTTATGACTTAGTAGTTGATGGTGCAGTAGATGATGTTAAGTCAGCTTCAGGTTGGTCGTATGACAATAAGTTTGTTGATTACGAAACACTAAGAGACGGAGATGCCTTTGGTTATGTTAGTCAGTTAATTGGTTACGCAAAAGCTGCTAAAAAGAAGATAGGTGGTTGGTGGGTAGTCAATAAAGCTAATGGTAAATTTAAGTATGTGTCAGCAGAAAATGCTGATGTATATTATGAGATGAGTAAGATAAAAGCAACTGTAGAAACAGTAAAGCATAATAAGTTTGAAAGGTGCTTTGAAGATTCAGCAGAAACATGGAGAGGTAAACCTACAGGAAATAGAAGGCTAGGAGTTACCTGTGGCTTCTGTGATTACAAGCATGCCTGTTGGGAAAACTTAAAAGAACTCCCCTCTGTTATGTCAAAAGCTAAGATACCACCTACTGTATATTATACAGAATTGCAAGAAAAGTATCTATAAATGTCTCCTCATAAAGTAAGAAGAGAAGCCATAAAATATGGGTATAGGAGTGGATTAGAACATAAAATTTCTATGGCTCTTGATACTATAAAGTATGAGTATGAGTACGAAAGTATCAAGATAGAATGGGAAGACTTAGCTTATCGCACCTATACTCCTGATTTTATATTAAATAATGGTATTATAATAGAGACTAAAGGTAGATTTTTAACAACAGATAGAAGAAAACACTTGTGCATACAGAAGCAACACCCTAAACTAGATATTAGATTTGTTTTTACAAACAGTCGTAGTAAGCTAAGTAAAGGTGCGAAATCTACCTATGCAGAGTGGTGTATAAAAAATAATTTTAGATATTACGACAGAATTATACCTGAAGATTGGTTAAAAGAAAAAGGTAAAAACAAACACCCTAACTTTATTAAATTTAAACCTACTAAAATAAGGAGAGCAAAATGACATTACAACATAGACCAAGCAGTTCATACTTCATAGAAATACAACCTAAAATGCTAGACTCTGATTGGACAGGAGAATTGGAAGTTAATATAATAACTTCACAAAATAACCCTTTACCTGAAGAAAGCAGAGCACATATGTTGCACCTGTGTCAGCTTGTAGCTAGTACAGTGGCTCTAATGGAAAGAAGACCTGCCTTAATAGATGAACTAGAAGACTTCTTAGGAGAAGAAGAAACATACTACAAAGAGCAAGACAAAAAGAAGGTAACAACTACCGTTAAAGATAATGTTATAACCTTAAAATTTAATAAGGAAACAAAGCATTGACTTTAGATAATAATAGTAGTACAAAAGACATGAGACATTTGGAATATATGCAATATATGGCAGATAAGGAGAAAGATATGGAAAAACCTGATATGGTTAATAGTCCTATTCATTACAACAAAGCAGGTATTGAAACTATTGATGCCTTAGAAGCTATGTTAGTTAATGGGTTTGATTATTATTTACAAGGAAATATAGTTAAATATCTATGGAGATACAGATATAAAAATGGTATTGAGGACTTAAAGAAAGCACAATGGTATCTTAATAAATTGATTGAGGTCTACGATGGTAAGAGTTAAAATAATGATGACTGTTTCCGTAGACCCTGATGAATATCCTATACCTTCGGATGGTAGGGTGGGGGATGAAATAGAAGATTATATTACAGATGTAATACATGAATTAGATGGAGTTAAAATTAAAAATATGAGAAGTGTAACTGAGGAGACATAAATGCTTAAAAACTATTTACCAACAGACTATCAAAACTTCATAGCACTCTCTCGCTATGCAAGATGGAAAGACGATGAGCAAAGAAGAGAGAACTGGGGTGAAACTGTAGACAGATACTTTGACTACATGAATAATCATCTTAATAAAAATTATTCGTATACTATTACAAAAGCTTTAAAAGAAAAACTTACAGATCAAATAATGTCATTAGGTGTAATGCCTAGTATGAGGGCATTGATGACAGCAGGTCCTGCTTTAGATAGATGCCATGTAGGTGGTTATAACTGTAGCTACATACCTGTAGATAGTCCACGTTCATTTGATGAATGTATGTACATACTTATGTGTGGCACAGGTGTAGGTTTCTCTGTTGAAAGAGAAAATGTAGATAAACTACCTATAGTCAATGAACATTTTGAAGACAGCACTACAATTATAAAAGTAGGTGATAGCAGACCGGGTTGGGCAAAAGCATTACGTGAATTAATAGCTATGTTGTATGTAGGGCAAGTGCCTACTTGGGATGTTTCAGAAGTTAGACCAGCAGGTGCTAGACTAAAAACATTTGGTGGTAGAGCATCAGGACCTGCACCATTAGTTGAATTATTTCAATTCTGCATACAGAAGTTTAAGGGTGCTAAAGGAAG